CCGTAAAGGAACCCGTCATGAGTGACAACGTCAAGCGCCTACAGGCCCGCCGCCTCAACGTCTACAACGAGGCCCGCGCCCTGGCCGACGCCGCAGCCGAAGCCAACCGCAACTTCGACGGCGAAGAAGAGCGCCAGTGGAACGAACTGAACGGCGAGATCGACGCCCTCGACAACCGCATCAAGTCCATCCTCGCCGGCGAGAAGCGGGCGCAGGAACAGGAAGAGACCATCCGCTCCATCGAGGGCCGCCCGGTCAACGCCGGCGTCGAGACCCGCGAGACCAGCGTCGCCGAGGAGTTCCGCAACTGGCTCGTTGGCGGCCCCGGCGCGGCCCGCACGTTCGACGTCATGCCACAGGCCGGCACCGTCCCCACCTCGTACCGCGACCTGTCCAAGCTGACCGACGCAGCCGGCAAGTTCACCGTGCCGACCACGTTCTATAACAAGCTCGTCGAGCACATGATCGAGGTGTCGGGCGTACTGCAGGCCGGCCCGACCGTGCTCAACACGACGGGCGGCGAGGTCCTGCAGATCCCCAAGACCCTCACCCACACGTCGTCACCGGCGATCCTCGCCGAAGCCGGCACGCTCATCGAGGCCGACCCGACGTTCGGTCAGACGTCGCTCGGCGCGTTCAAGTACGCCCGTCTGATGCAGGTGTCGCGTGAGCTGCTCACCGACACCGGCGTCGACCTCGAGGGCTACCTGGCCCGCTCCATCGGCCGGGCCCTCGGCAACGCCTTCGGTTCCGACCTGATCATCGGCGCCGGCACCACCGCACCCCGCGGCGTGCAACTCGACGCCGGCGCCGGCACCACCGGGCCCGCCGGTACGACGACGACGTTCGGCACCCAGTCCACCGTCGGCCAGGGCTTCGACCTGATCATCTCGCTGTACCACAGCGTGATCTCGCCGTACCGGGCCTCGAGCTCGTGCGCCTTCGTGATGAACGACACCACGGCATCGCTCGTGCGACGGATCAAGACGACGGCCGGCGACTACGTCTGGCAACCGGCGGTGACGGTCGGGATGCCCGACACGATCCTCGGCAAGCCAGTCTTCATCGATCCGTTCGTGCTGTCGCCGGCGGCGTCGGTCGAGTCGATCTTCTTCGGTGACTGGTCGCAGTACTTCGTGCGCTACGCCGGCGGCATCCGCTTCGAGCGGTCCGACGACTTCGCCTTCGGCAACGACCTCGTGTCGTTCCGTGGGATTCTGCGGGCCGACGGTGCGCTCGTCGACCTAACTGGTGCGATCAAGTCGTTTACCCATAGCGCCATCTGATCCGGTGCTCGAGGAGCCGGGGCCGACGTTCGACCCTGAACGTCTGGCCTCGGCCCTCGCCCGTTTGCCGGTGCGGGCGTGGGCGTTGCCGGTCCCCGACGACGTGGTGAACCCCGGCTACCAGTTCGCCCAGCTCGTCGTCGGTGGACATGCCAAGCCGGCCGCCAACCTCTTCGGGTTCGTGCTCGAGGCGTTCGCTCCGGTGCACACGTCGTGGCTGGCCCGTGTGCCGGCCGGATCGTTCATCGGCTTGCACATCGACGAGGGCCCGTATCACGAACGCTGGCATGTGCCGGTGGTCGCCGCGGGCACGTTCGACGGCCGTCAGGTTGCCGTCGGCATGTCGTTCCCGGTCCATCACTGGCGACCGCACCGGGTCGACAACCCGACCGACGTCGACCGCATTCACATCGTGATTGACCGTGACGTGTGGGCCAACGTCGACCCCGCCCCGTTCCAACGAATCGGAGGACCCCGTGAAGGTCAAGATGAAGGTGCAGATCTCAGGCACCCGTGACGGCGTCGCCTGGCCGGCACCCGGTCAGGTCGTCGACCTGCCCGACGACGAGGCGGCCAAGTTGTGCGGCAACGGCTCGGCGTCACCCGTCGCCGAAAAGGAGAAGGTCGAGAAGGCCGTCGACGACGAGGCTGACGTCGAGAAGCGCGGGCCGGGCCGTCCCCGCAAGGCGTAGCGGTGTATCTGTCGCTCGGCGACTTCATCACCTATGTCGGTTCCGAGATCGCCGTCGACGAGATGTTCCTGGCCCGCTGTCTGGCCACGGCTGAGGACGCCGTCAACGACCATTGCGGCCGGGCGTTCGACGTGCCGGCGGCGACGTCGATCACCCGCACCTACGTCCCGATGGGTGACACCGTCGTCACCCACGACTTCGTCGACACGACCAACCTCGTGATCGCCAACGACGGGACGTCGACGGCCCTGTCTGCCGTGCAGCTCGAGCCGCTGAACAATGTGTCGTGGTCGGGGCTGGCCCGCCCCTACTGCCAGATTCGTCTGAGAGATGCCTGCTGGGCCCGTGACGGCGACCGGGCCACGGTGTCGGTCACATCTACCCGGTGGGGCTGGCCGGCCGTCCCGCCGCAGGTCGTCGAGGCCACGGCCATCTTGGCCAAGGACGTCGCCCACGTCCGTCAGAACCGGTTCGGCACGGCCGGCTTCGGTGAGTTCGGCGTGATCCGGGTTCGTGACAACCCGCACATCGAGATGCTGCTGGCCAACCTGCTGCACCCAATGGCTGTCGGGGTCTGAGGTGGCCGGCATCGATCCGGGCGCCGTCCGTCAGGCCGTCGCCGCGCAGATCAAGGCCAACATCGGCCGCGACATCAACACGTACGACGGCTATGTGCCGCTCGAGCCGGTCGCCCCCTGTGTCCTGTTGATGGACCCCGAAGGTTCCGAGGCTGTCGAGTACGGCCAGACGTTCGGCCGCCCCTACGGCTCCATCTACTTCGACGTCTGGGTGCTGATCAACCCCGGCCCGGCGACCGACGGCCAGCGGGTCATCGACGAATGCCTGTCGGCCGGCGTCGGTCACGCCAACAGCATTTACGACGCACTGGTCGCCGACCCCACCTTGGGCGGCGTCGCCCCTGACGGGCTGATCGTGCGTACGGCGCGGCGGGCCCGGCTCACGTGGAACGCGCCGTCCCAGACGATCTTCGACGTCGGCATCGTCCCCGTCGAGATCTACCAACCCGGCTGATTGGAGATTCCCCTGTGGCACGCAAGTCTGAACCGGCCCCCGAGGTCGACGAAGAGGTGACCGAGGTCGAGGTCGAGGTCGACACGTCCGAGTGGCCGCGCAATGAGTTCGGGACGCTGCTCAACCCCGACGACGGTCAGCCGGTGTTCAACACCGTGACCGGCGAATCCCGTCAGCAGTACCTCGATCGAACGTGGGTCGAGAACAAGGACGAGATCTTGACCCAACTCGAAGCGTCCATCGCCGACGACCTCGCCGCCGAACCCACACCCCCCGAGACAGAGGAATAACTCATGGCCCTTGCCACCCAAGCACTCGCGGCCGGCGGCGCGACGGTCACGCCGACCGCGTTCGCCGCCCCTACCACATCCGAACCGTTCACCTACACGCCCGGACAGTTTCTCTGGGTGAAGGTCGGCGGCACGGCAACCACCACCACGATCGCCCGCGCCGGCACCTATCCGACCGGCGACAACCAGGCCACCTACACGACCGGGTCGGTCACCTCGCAGGAACGGGTCATTCCGATCAATGCCGACATGAAGTCGCCGACGACCGGTCTCGTCACCGTCGCTTTCTCGCAGGTCGCCTCTGTGACCGCCCTACTCATCACCGTCAGCTAGCAAGGAGCCCCGACCATGTCTATCCAGTTGGGCGGCACGATCAAGCTGGGCACCTCGTCCGGTACGGCCGTCGATTACTCGACCTCGATCAGTCAACTCACGATCAACTTCTCCCGTGAACTGATCGACGTGCCGGCCACGTTCGGAGCGCCGATCAAGTCCCAGTCGGCCGGCGCCGAGCAGGACACGTTGACGATCAACTTCTTCTCGGCGACCACCGCGGCGTCGGTCTGGCACGAGCTCTACAACGGGTTTAAGACGTCGGCGGGCACGTTGTACTTCGAGGCCCTCTACAACGCTGCCGCGGCCGGCGCCGACAACGAACGCTGGTCGGGGCTCTTCATCGTGGCGACGTTGGACACGGTGCCCCAGGTGGGCAACCTGCGCGAGCAATCCCAGACATATCCGATTACGGCGGCCGGCGTCACCCGCGCCACCGTCTAGGGATGGCCTCGGCGGCCGGCAACAATCTGCGGGCCATCGCCAAACGATCCCGGTCGACTCCCCGCAAGATCGTCGAGGCCGCCACGAAGCAGGTGTCCAAGACGGTCACGAAGGGACTCAATGTCGACACCGGCGGCGACCGTGTCTTGTCGGGCACGAACCGTCAGGGCCGCGCCGGCAAGTTGCGGG